GTAACTCGACTGCGTTCTCTTCCCTTTTTTTGATGATCGCTTGAATCAGCCCATGCCCAAACCCGTAATATTGCGCGTCTGGTAGGTAGTCGTAGTAAGTTTGGAAGTGTTCGGCTTGCAGAGCCATAGCTGCGTTGCAGTAGAAAGTCTCTCCGTCTTGCTCTATTCTGATCTCGGTCAGTTGATCGCCCTCTTTAAGACCCGAGCCGTTGATTCTCAGCGTATCGCCTGTTAAACAAGAATCAAACCCAAATAGAGCAAAGTGTCTCCATCCGAGCACATAGAACAGAGAAATAGCCCGTAATCCCGAGGTTGTGCCACCACCAATAAGTAGACTGTTTTTAGGTCTGTCTTGACCCTTCATCACATAGGGATGCCAGATCGTGACTTTATGCCCCTCTAGGTTGTCAAACATAGCCTTGTGGCATTGAGAGGCAATCATGTATTCCACGCCTACATTGGGCTTGTGGAACGATATTCTGTGCTCTTGGGGGTCTATTGCTAGGGCGTAGTCTGGTATCACCCCGTTGTCTATCAACCAATCGTGTGCGTCTTTAATTGCAACGATCAGAGTAGTTTTTGACATCTCTCTAATGACATCTATTTGCCCCGCCACGCTCGGCCCACTCGCCACTAGCATGATCACCCCGTCTTTGGGGGATTCCTGTTTCGTCACTTGGGGGTAGCCACGCGCTACCGCACTCTCCATGTTTTGAAACAAAGTCTCATCGTCAGCAACACACTTACCGACAATCTTTAGGGGAACAAATGTCATTAGAAAGCCCTCTCCTTTTTGGGGAGAGAGCATCCGCTTTTAGACTGGGTTAGAAGTCATCAAGCCTGCATTGTTTACCACGCAGAATGGCGCAGATGCAGAAGTGGCAGATGTATTAGCCACGATACCTTGGATGTAACCAGCCGATACAGTTGTATCGTCCAATTTACCCGCAGTACCAGTGGTATACAAAGGCACTTTAGGTTGGCAAGCAACCAACAAGTTAACTTGCAATATGCCGTTAATACCAATCCAACCATAGTAGGAAGAGGCAATAGCGGTTTGGGCAAAGCCAACCATGTTGTAACCAAGAGCAGCAGCATTGGTCGTTGTGACAGGCACAGCGCGAAGAACAGGAGTAGAACTCGCTGAATCTGCGTATGTGCTCATAATCACAGCGTCAAACTGGCTAATGGTGGACTCTGCGCGAGCAAAGACATAGACACCATTGTTGGTTGTGTTTACGCGAGTGCCTGGTGTGACAGGAAATAGCGTAGTAGAGCCTGCGGAGGTTGACGCATAGGTTGCGGTCAAGTCAACGCCAATTTTTCCATCGGTGATGTAATCAGCCATGATTTTTACTCCGTCATAATGCCTTGGAACTGGAGTCCCGAGGCTGTCATGTTACCCGCCCATCCAATCAAGCGCACAATCGCGTCTTGGTTGGTACTCATGCGCTCATCGCCAATTGGGACGAAGTTGCGGTTTGCGTGTGGACGGAAGAAGATGTATTTCGTGTTAAGGAAATAACCAGTAGATGCGGGGATATTTCCACCGATACCACCATCAAGAACCACATCTGCGTTCATATACTTAGAGGCAACAAAGCCGAGTTCGGCCATCTTGCTTGAGCCAGGGAAACGCTGAATGTTCTGTAAAGAAGCCATGAAGAATGACCACAAGTTGTTATCCAACAAGATCAAGTCCACAACATCTGAACCGCGAGAGGTCTTGGCATACAAACGATTGAAACCAGTTTGAATGTTAGACGCGCTTGCGCTTGCACCGATGTCGCTAGAGAAGTCAAAGGTCTGGTTTTGCCAGAAAGACCAAGTAGCACGATCAATACCGCCAACAACACCAGTAGATGGTGATGCGACAACCATTGCCTGCAAGCCTGTGATCTGCTTACCATTGTTCGCTGTTCCGTCCGAGTAAATACCCGTAGAGATCAAGTTCTCAATAGAAGCCTCTGCTACATCTAAACGGGCATCAAACAAATCAATGATCTGCTCTTCGCCTGAGTTTTGCAACATCTCAAGTCCGTTAATGGTAACTGCCACGGCAGCTTGTTTAATCGGGAACTGAGCCGCGCTGATCACATCCGCAGGGGAGATGTTCAACACTTCAGCACCAGAGTAATACATGGCTGTGGAGTTTGCTTGGAATGACAATTCTTGAAGAATAGTCGAACCACCCGTGAAAGGCTTGTAACGGCCTTTCTCTCTCAGACGGGTTAACAAAGCATTGTTTTTAGTGACGTTGTCGGCAACGATGCCAGAACGCGACTCAATGGTGGTTGCTAATACATCTGAGTAATTACTATTGGCGTATGCCATAAGAATTCCCCTTAATAATTTGCAGTTCGTAATGCGTTAGCAATTACAGCCCTGCGATCAGTTTGATTTAATGCGGTAGTCAAACCCGCGCTTGGTGCGCCTTTGATCTGAACTGCCGCAGCTTTTGCTCTCTGGGCTTGACTCTGTGCTTGCAAGTTTTGTTGCTGTTGAGCAAACATCTGTTGCGAAATCGCAGGGTCTAACCGAATGGCCGTGTCATACGCTAATTGCAATTTCTCGCGCTCAGACATAAGACCCGTGTCCCCGAGAATGTGCGGTGCTTGGAGAAGCGTCAGCATTCTGTCTTGGACTGCCTCGAAATGTGCATTCGCGGGGTCAGCCGCGAACTGCTGGATTACCGAGAGTGCTCGGCTTTCATTCTGTTTCTGCGCCTCATACTGGCTCTGCGTGATGTGCTGAGTCAGTTGTTGAACTTGTTGCGCGAGTTGATTGTAGTGATTATCTTGTGGCTGTGGTTGCCCGTTAAAGTGGGATGCGACCTGATCTAGCGGTATTTGGAACTGCTGAATCATCTGTGCCACAGCCTGAGACTTCTGTTGTGGCGTTCCTGTACGCAATAGGGCTGCGGTCTGGAGAAGTGGCGCAATAGCCGTTGCAGGCGTTGCGTTCTCGTTTCTTAGCATCCACTCATAGGGTTGGAAAAGGTCTGTAATCGCCTTTGCCTCGGCATCCCGACTCTTGTATGTGTTGATGCCACGCTCAAAGTCTGCCTCTCTCTGTGCTATTGCTTGGCGTAACTCGGGAGGGGCTTTCTCCCAATGTGCCTTCATCTCTAACTTGAGAGACTTTGGCATATCAGGGGCTTGTATAGTAGGCTTTTCCTGTCTGTCAGGTGTAGGGAATTTGGGGGCTTTCTCTGCCCTAGCCTCTTTAGGCTCTTTGGTGTCTTTTTTGAGTGCCTCGCGGATTACCTCTGCTCTACTGAGAGGCTCTGCTTTCGGCTCTGCCTTTACTTCGGCAGATTCCGTCTTAATCTCTGGTTCTGGGGGAGTTGGGTCAATCGTGTCGGGTGCGACAACTTCGTTTTCCATTTATCTCATCCTTTTCATTTGGTCTAAAGTCAACTTAATCATTTCTTTGCGCTCTGGCATGGGTCGATTATGCAACCGATTCGCCATCTCTACATTTAGGTTAGACATTTTCATGGGTGCTATGGGTGCGCCTGGTCGGTCAAACTCTTGCACCATTGCCACTTGCCCACGAAGACGCTCGTTGTGAGCTGCCTTCTTTTTGTTCCACTCTTGTTGAGCATATTTGACATCAGAATGCCCCATCTCGATGGAGTCTGTGCGCTTTAAGTGCTCACGCCATTGGGCGCGTCCCTCAATCATCACCCCGTCAGGTGACATGAAAGGGGCTATATCGCCCATTACAGAATATCGCTCATTAGGTGGGCCGAGGTGCTTTTCGTAAGGCTCTGACCCGTCAGATGGAAATACCCAAGTTTGTCTCACATCATCTCCAATATCATTGCAATGTCTTCTTCATCTCGCTTAAGTCTAACCTTATTTTCTAAGGTTTTAACCTTTTGCATCAAAGAATCATAATCAATTTGTTTTCTGACTGCAATATCTATTGTTTGCTCGGGCGCAGATGTAATCTCTTCCCTCACCTCTGGCGGTAAACCAAACAAAGCCTCTTTGAGTTTCTGCTTTCTCTGAGCCTCTAGTTTGCGGTCTTTTGCCCATTCAGCATCGCGCTTTTTCTCGTCAAAGCCAAAGTGTCCACCAAGGAGAATGTCGCTCGGTGGTGGAGGGGCTTCGCCTGTTAGACCAGCAAAAGGCAGTTCAGCAAAAGATGCTATGCCAAACATCACTCACCCCACTTAGCTGCTAGTCCGTCTGCGTAGGTCTTGTTAACAATATCAGTCCCACCGCTAGGGGCTGTTGATACTGTTCCTGTCGTTGCGCTTATGTTTAAAAAAGTGCCGTTTCTAGCCGTTGTTGCACCTATCGTCATGTTGTTGATCGTTCCTACATTTGTAGGGGCAACCTCGATTGAACCTGACCCACTAGGTTTCATGTGGACATGACCCGTACCCGTAGGGCTAATGTCGATCTGAGCATTAGAGCCGTTTAGGTTGGTCGATACATTAAGGGAGATGTTGTCACCACCGCCCCCACCCATGCTGATTTGGGTTGTTCCTGCGGAGTTTTTAAGGGATAAACCGCCCGAGTTAGTCGCTTGGACTGTTGGTGTAGTAAGTTTGGTTAAGGTTACATCTGTGCCACTTGTGACCGCCACGCTTGCAGGCAAGGTTACAAATACATCCTTAGTTCCTGTGGCAAGATCAAGTTTTGAGCCTGTGGATGAGGAAATTACAGTAGTTCTCGCTAGAGTTCCCCCGTAATAAGTCCCAATCCCCACCTCCCATTGAGCACCGCCTGCAATCGTGTAATAGGTCGTGTTGTTGTTACCAATGACCTCAAATGACTGATAACCCTCTACCGACCCGTCTAGAGTGATTGTTCCCGTTCCTGTTGAGGTAGAGGTTTGTCTTACCCGATCAGCAAGGGCTAGGCTCATGCTACTTCTACTCCAATGACTAGACCATCAGCACCCCTCACAACCTTCTTGGGCGCGTTGAGTTTCTGCATCGCCTCGCCAATGTTTTGCATGGTCTGTCCGTGTAGGTTAGCCATTTGGTCGTGCATGAGTGCCATCTTGTCCATCGCTTGAACGATAGTCCCACCCAATTCGTTGGTGATCTGAGCAGAGGCGGCCTCAATGACGGGTAGGTCAACGCCAGGGTTACTTCCAATCCTTGCCACCATGATCTTGGTCGCAGCATCCAGTTCGGCTTTCCAACGCTCGTATTCCTCTTTGCCTTGCATTTCCCGAGCCTTGACTTGTAACTCGTTGTTGGCAAGTTGTAGAGCAAATTGTTCTTTCATTTGCTCTAACTGCATATCTGCTTGGGCTTTTGCCTCTTGCATTTGCATATCAAGTTGGGCTTTTGCTTGTTCAAGTTGAGCCTGTGCCTGCATTTTCATCTGGTCGGTCTGGGCTTGGGCTTGCATACGCATCTGCTCGGCTTGTTGTTCAGCCTGTAACTTGAGCATCTCGGGGTCTTGTTGAGGCGGTTGCTGTTGCGCCATCTGTGCTTTTTGTTGTAAGGCTTGCATGGCTTGCTCAATAGACGATTCAAGACTGCGACCAGCCCTAAATCTGCGTACTGTAAACAAGAGCATCTCACCAAACAAAGGCAACATCTCTGGGGCTTGTTGCACCATAGGTATCCCGTTTTGCAAGAAACTGGTGATAGCCTCCATTACCTCAATTGCGTTCTGTTTCTCGGCTTGTTCGTCAATCTGGGCTAGTGTGTCTGCCTCAACTTGGATGTGGAAGTCACGAATCGTGCTGTTTGAGAGCATCTGCACCGCAGCTTGCAACAATTGCGGATTCTGACCCTCTGGAGTGTTCATCACCCCAGACATCTCAACAATTAACTCTGGAGGGTAGAACTTACAGACGATCTGCGCCTTGATGCGGAACAGATCAGTAGCAAATCTAGCCACATCGCCCTGAGTAGCCCTCAGTCTCAGGCTACCAAAGTTGGCTTTTAGTTGTTGAGCACCAAGGGTTTCGTTTGCGTTAGTAGAACCCCTGAGAATGTCTGATATTCCAGAGATTTCGTAGATGGATTGCTTGACAACCTCACGGGATTGATAAAGCTGCTGTAAGGTCTTGATGATGGCACTTGTGTCCATCATGTCTATTGCGCCTTTTAGCCCACCCTTTTCGCTCATGGCTGCCCATGCGGTCACAGGGAACAGTTTGTTGTCCACGCCCTCTGTAAATAACCGCCCAAGTTCCTTGAACTCAGCGTTAAACACACCGACCGCCTTGCAAGCCTTCACCAATAGGTAAATGCGCTGTGTAAGGTTGTCTAGTTCTTGGGCTTGGTCTTCATATTCGCAGTAGTCTGGTACTGGAATCATTGACCCATTGGTTGTTGTAGCCAATAAAGGCTTTGGACAAGGGAAAAACCCTTCTAATTCAAGAGGGTCATCACGCTCATCAAGTGCTTGGGGGTATCCCTTGGCAACCCAACAAACCTTCTTTGTGCGTTTGTTCCATATCTCAGCGACTTTAGCCTTCTTCCCGTAGGTCGCTTTCGCGGTCATTGGGTTTTTGGCATCTATATCGTCATTTTGGTCTTGTAATGGCACATTCTTGAACACATCACCAAAACGCTCGATGCCCTCTTCGGGTGTCATGTAGACCCAACGGCTTACCCACCACACCTCATCCCATGTTCGGGCTGGTGAATGGAGAAAGTCTGTCCAATAGACATAATCCACAGGGCTGTGCGCTGAGTCAACGCGCTCAATTTCCTCTGTGTTGGTGATCTCTACGCCTTCGTCTGGGTTAAGTTCTGGCATTCCCGTTAGTTCGGGCTGCTCGTTAACAATGATTGGCTCGTAACGCACCCACGCTGTACCGCGACCAGGCAATAGGCGGTCTTGCACCACGCCTTGCATAGCAGAGTCAAAGTCACCAAACTGGGTTACCTCATACTCGATTACGCGCTCTAGCATCGTAGAGGCTAATCGACCTACGGGGTCTTGATCGCTGTATCTACGGCTTACCTCTGGCTTTGCCATGCGTCCGTAGAGTGCAGGGAACAGCACAGAGATGTTTGACCACAGGATGTTGAACTTCATCCTTGGCATCTCAATGGCATCGCGCTCGTCTCGGTAGCGTCTTACTACCTTCTTACCGCGCTTTTCCCACTTGTCAAAGACTTTGGTGGCTTTGTCTAGTTGGTCGTGCCAGAACGGGCCTTGATCTTCCTCATAAGCCCCATCATCGTAGGCGTTCTCGTACATATTAAGCCGCGAAGAAGAATGTCACATTCAATGCAGTTCCAGCGATAGTCGCATAGAGGCTTGTTCCAACATTAGCGGGGAATCTATGAAACCCGATTACTGGTGTGATCGTGCCTGACATAACAGTACCGCCAGAGCCTCCGTCCCTCAAGACCAATGTGCCTGCGTTTGTGCTGTTTACATAGAACCCAATAAGTTGACAAGCCCCTGTCGAGACCGCCCCTGTTTCCGTGATGTTCTTGTATCCACCTACTTCTGCTACTGGTTGGCTCATATGCGTTCCTCTTTATGTGTAGTTTCAAAATCCCACAATTCGTCTAGCGTAATCGTCTGTAAAGTCTTCCCTTTGGGTTGGGGTTCGTTTGACTTGTCTTGTCGATACGCGACTGCAAGCATTCTAAACGCATCTGCGGGGTGTGAACACCAATCATGCCTTGGAGTTTGACGAAAAGTTTTCTTGTCCTCATCATATTCTCTTTGGTACTGTCTGAGTGCCTCTAGCCCCTCATCACAGATCGGGTCAAAGTAGCACTTGGGCAGAATCATCCTCACCGCCTGTATCCCGTCTTGCACCCCGATCTCAGGCACTATGGCTAGTTTGCCCATCCCCCCAAGGTGACTAGCAAGTTGTTCAAGGATTGACTTACCACCCGATGCAAGGGTCTTGGCTCTAGCGTCATGGGGTAGGTAGTGCTTGGTGTACCGATAGCCCTTGCTATTCACAACATTGGCTATTTCCTCGATGGATGCGCCTGAGACCGCGTAGTAGTCCATTACATGAATCTCACCCCTGACTACCTGATACCACCAAATTGCGGTGTCATCTCGATAGC